CTGATGTATTTTTTAAGAGTTGGAGTATGATATCGCCAATAATATACGGCTTGGCTACGGCGTTTGCAGTCCTAAACTTTCAACTTTTCATAAATTGGTTACAAACATTATCAGTAATAGGGTTAAATCTATGGAATGCATTCACAAATACTACTATCGTTACTTGGCTATATGTTGTTGCAACAGAAGCATTGGCAGGCTCATTTGCACAATTAAATGCGACAATGATGGCTAATCCAATTGGTTTTATAATTGCAGCTATAATTTTAGTTATAGCAGTATTCTACGCAGCTATACAGGCAGTAAATCATTTTACAGGTTCAAATATAAGTGCAGTAGGCGCTATTGTAGGTGCGTTTTATTGGATGGGAGCATTTATATCAAATATATTCATTGGTTTGGCAAATGGAATAAATGCTTTTGCCGAGTTTTTACAAAATTCTATTAATATGGCTATATATTATGTTCAATTAGGATTTTATAAGTTTGCTAACTTTGTTGTAAATAGTATGGGAGATGTGGGAGGTAGTTTTGATACTTGTGCCACAACACTAGGGAATGCATTTATTTCTGGTGCTAA